GATGTTTGTTGTGTCCCTGTTACAATTGCAATCTTTGAAGATGTAACTCTTGTGACTTGAAATAGTTTATCTTCAAACGCAGCGTTAGTTAAACCTACTCCTGTTGGTACAGTTACATTATCTAATAATATTATATCTCCAGACTCTAAATTATGGTCCGATGAAAAAGTTAGACTAACTTCAAAAGTTGCATCTGAACAGGATATGGCAACAGAACCTATTGTAGATTTTATAGGTGTAATGTCATGAAGTTGTCCTTCAAAATACAGAAGTAAAAACTTATCTGTTCCAAGAGCCACGTATCGGTTACCATCTAAATCTACGAAAGAGTGTTGTTTTCTAACTACACCTACAATTTTATCTGATACTAATGAAGACCAACCACCAACCTTTTCAGGTAAGCCATATCTAAATCTTACATTGTCAGAATCAATCCATCTATTCTCTGCTCCTGCAGTTGTAGATTGCTTGTCAATTCCTGGTAGAAATTTGTATTCAATTAGAGCCATGGTCCGTGCTCCTTATGCCGTGTTTGTCTTAAATGCCCAGCCTCTTGTTGCATCTACATACACTAATGTAAAAGCCTGACCATTAGTATTTAATGTTAAGTTTGATGTACCTGTATTTATTGGTTGACTGTTTCTATTAACAATTAAGTTGTTAGAATTAAACGTGCCTCTTGCATCAATAAACGTGACTTCTGATCCAACTGCAGGTGTTGCAGGTAGAGTTACTGTGATAGGGTTAGCTGTTGTATTTGCAAATATTTGATCACCATCTACCGCTGTGTACGCTGTGATTGTTGAAGAGTTTAAAGTTACATAACCTTTGTTTCTAATTCCAAGACTTACATTTGTACCATCAGAATAAACTAAAGATGTTGATCCTACTGGTAATACTACACCTGTTCCTGATACTGTCTTAACTGTTATTGTATATAATGCAGATGTACCTCTTGTTGTTGCATCTTCAAATATTATAATTCTTTCTGAACCATCTGGTATAGTTACATTTCTATTTGCACCTAGTGTGCCTGTAAGTTTGATATATAAATTTTTACCGTTCGATGTTGCACCACTATCTAATGCTAGTGCAAGATCACCACTTCCTAATTGTGAAGATGATAAGTATCCTGTAGATAATTGTTCTAATATTTGTAGGTTTGTATTTGTAATTGTACCCCAAAGACCAGCTTTTTCACCAGTTGTGATTAGTTCTAGTTTTGAGTTGGTTGAAAAACTTGATGCCATAATTCTCCTAGTAAGGGTCTATTGGTGTCCAAACCATTGATGCTCCTGGGTCAACATCATTCCAAGTAATTATACCTGGATCTTTAATGCTTAACGTCATCGGCACGCCAGTTGGGTTTACATTAGCCGCAGCTGTTACTGTAACACTTCCTGTGCCAATGGTCAATTGGTTTCCTGTTACTGAAACGTTGGCTGCAGCAGTGACTGTAACTGTTCCTACTCCTAATGTTAATGGGCTTCCTGTAGGGGTAACATTAGCTGCACCACTAATAGTTAATGATCCAAAGCCAAGTGTTAGTGGATTACCTGATGGTTGTACAAAAGCTCCTGCTAGTGCAGATGAACTACCGACTGCAAGAGTCAGTGCATTACCTGTTACGTTAACAGTAACGTTAGGATTAAATAATGATGTTGCTATTGGTGTAGCGGATATAGAACTATGACCGAGCATCTATTACGCTCCTGGATCGATAATGTTATTGCCTTCTATCTTGGCCCATTCTTGTATTGCTTGATAATCTGTGTTGCCTTCTTTTAAAGGAACTTGAGAAGTAATTCCATTTTCTACAACTAGATAATTAACAAAATTACCTTCTCTATCATAAAATTTTGTAACTGATGTAAAATCTCTATTCATAATTATAACTCCGCACTCGCTGTTATATGACATTTAAGACTAGCATCTGTGCTTACAGACACACCATTTGCATTTACATGTACACTTTTTTCATTAATTTTAGAACTAGCCATATTTTTTGTTACATTACCATCTGTTGTTCCACTTCCTGTTGCACCAGTTTGTGGATTATAAATAACAATGGTTGGAGCATCTCTCATTGGCACAGGGTGAAAAAGTAAAAGACCACCATAATTACAAGTGGCATTCATAAATAATTGTGGAACATCACCGTTGGATGGTGCAGTTCCCACAGCAGTTCCAGCATCATAAGTAGTATAAAAATATCTTTGACATCTTCTTAAATTTATATCTACAGGTAAAAACTCAAAGTCGCTGGCAACTTGACCTACCTCAAATTGTACGCCTGTAAGATAAATATTGTTTGATGTATTATCCTGTGCATCTACTTGACCTACCGCTCTGTTTGCATTTGTTGAAGCTGTCCAAGTTGTTGATAAAGTTCCAGATGTGTAATCAGATCCAGCAGATAAATACCAATTAATTTGTAAGCTGTTTCCATTATCGTTTCCTAATGCTCCAGATGTATCTCCAGCAAAAGTTAATTCTTTTTTCTCCCAAGTATCAGAGGCAGAAACAGTATATGCTTTTGAAATTTGTCTTGTGTTATCAACATCAAATAATTCACAAATATAAGTTCCAGTTTTTGTAGATTTTATCCAAAATGAAACAGTTGTGCTTTGAGCACTTGACGTGCCTTTTTTTAAATATTGTAAATTTTGACCTTCAATTTTTTGCCTTAGTACAACTGTACCACCACTGCTCACTGTTCCAGCAGTTGTTACGTCTGCCTTAAATGATTTAGCAAATCCTTGACCGGTTGGTACATCAGTGGATTGTGAAAGAGTTACAGTTCCATAATCAGCCTGCCAATTCCATTTATCTATAGTGTAATAACCAGTAGATGTAACACTTGCTTGAGAAGTTGTTCTTTGTGCTACACTCATGTCACCGTTAATTATTATATTTCTAAAATTAACGCCTTTGACATCTGCGATTGCTGGGTTACCTATTCTAGTTA